AATTTTTACCACAAGGTTCTACTTATGAGAATATGCCGATTGAGGCAGCATTCGCTGAGTACTATACTGCAAAGGTAGCAGCAGCAGTTGAGGTGTTATTGTGGCAAGGTGTAACAGGTGGTACTTCAGGTGTTATCGGTTTCAATCAAATCATAGACGCTGCAAGTCCAATCAATGGTAACCCAACTTCAATCTCAACAGGAACAGGAATTACCACAGGAAACGTAATTGGAATATTCAATGGTATGGTAACTTTAATTCCAAACGCTTTAGCAGGTCAAACTGACTTAGAGTTTGTTTGTGGATGGGATACTTTCAGAAAATTGTTACAAGCGTACTTCACTCTTAATAACTTCCACTATGGTGCAACAGAAGAAGCTAGTCCTTATGCGACAGGTTCAATAATTATACCATCATTTGGATTAAGAGTTACTGCTTTACATGGATTAACAGGAACTAACAGAATTCACTTAACTAGAAAATCTAACTACGTTATCGGAACAGATGCACCTAATGAGTATGAAAGTTTAGACGTATTCTACGAAAGAAAAGATAATACTATCATTGCTCGTTTAATTGCTAAATTAGGAACTCAAATACGTTTCGGTGATGAGTTAGTTACCTTTAAATTAGTTTAACCTTTTAATTTTACAATAATATGAGTTGTATATTAAGCACAGGTTTTAGTTTAGATTGCCGCTCAAGTAAGGGCGGTATATCTAAAATCTATTTGGCAGAGTTAAGCGGAATTGGAACACCTGCAGTATCTTCAGGCATTGCTACCATCACTATGGTGGGTGGCAAAAAGTTTTACGCCTATGAAGTACCCGTTGGTGGAGGTTCAGCAACATCAGTGCCAAGTGGTGATAGAGCAGTAGGTGGTCGTTTCTACGCTCAGAACATCACAATGAATTTACCGAAATACGATATTACCAAACGTAACGAAATGATGGCGTTAGCTGCACAAACAGTTGCTGCTATTGTTTTGGATGAGAATGGTGAGTATTGGTTATTCGGAACTTCAAGAGGGTTACAAATTGCAGAGGGTGGATACGCTACGGGAACTGCATCAGCCGATATGAGCGGTTATGTAATCACCTTAACAGGTGAAGAGAAGTTGGATGTCTTAAAAATTCAATCAAGTGCAATAGCTGCATTGATAGCATAAGTGTTGTTTTCATAAATGGGGAGGGGGTGTTGAGAGATTGACACCCCTTTTTTTAAACAAATGATATTATTACAAGAAAATACCGCCAATATAGTAGTGCTTACTTTGTCAGAAAAGACAACGATAAACGCACCTACTTACTTATTTAGGTTTGTTAATAAACAGACCAACGTGGAATATGTATGTATCCAAGCGGATACAAGTACCTATAAAACACGATACAACAAGTTTACAATAACAACGCAATCAACAACCCCAAACCCTTTATTAGGTCAACTAAGATTAAGTTTGGGAGATGAATACGAATACTACATCTACGCTCAGGTGTCAACTACCAATTTAGATTATACATTGTCTAATGAAATGGTAGAAAGTGGACTAATGAGATACGATAAAATTTTAACCGATAGAATAATTTTTACAAATGGAACAACAACAAGAAAAGTCTTTGGAGCGTAAATACGCATTTAGTAGCGTACCAATGTACGAACACAAAACGCCTGAGTTTATTGAGAACAATGGCGAACAATTTATAATCAATGGCACGAATAATGAGTACCCTGATTATTTAACTTATCTTTATAATAGATGTGGTTTACACCACGCTATTGTGAATGGTAAGGTTAGGTTTATTTTAGGGCAAGGATGGAAGATTAAGGATGGTTTTGAAAGTGGACAACTATCAAGACTAATTAATAACCCGAACCCCTATGATGACTTAAACGAATTAACGAATAAAATACTAAAAGATAGAAAGATTTTTGGCGGTAACTTCTATAAAGTCATGTTTGTAGGAGGTCAATTAACTTCTATCTTTCATCAACCATACGAACAAGTTAGATTGTCAGTAGATGGCAAAGTAGGGTATGTAAGTAAAGAATGGACTAAAAACCAATCAACTAAGAAAAACTTTAAAAGTAGATATAACACACTTCCAAAAGATGTTAAGATAATTCCTTTATACGACCCTAAGAAAAAAGAGGGTGTGCAATTAGTTTACTTCTATGATACAAGACCTGAGTTTAGAGGTTATCCACTTCCTGAGTATCACGCAAGTATTGTGGATATTGAAACAGATATTGAGGTTTCAAACTTTCACTTAGTGAATGTTAAAACAGGATTTAGTGCAGGGGCAATGATTACCCTTATGGGTGGTGTGCCAAGTCCTGCCGAACAAGATGAAATAGAGCGTAAGTTTTACGATAAGTTTTGCAATACAGACAATGCAGGACAAATAATGATACAATTTGCAGACCTTAATACAGAAGCACCTAAGATTGAAAGTATTAAACCAACTGACTTAGATAAACAATTTGAGTCTTTAAAACAAGATGTGCAAGATAGAATTATCAGAGGTCATGAAGTTGTTAATGGGATGCTTTTTGGTATTAAAACTGAGGGTCAATTAGGTGGTCGTTCTGAATTGGATTTGGCATGGCGAATGTTAAACATCAACTATATTGAACCTAACCAACAATTAATAGAAAGAGAATTAAATTGGATTTTAAAAAGTAGTGGCATACCACCTGCTTTGCGTATTGAACCATTAAAGGGGTTAGGGTTAGAAATAACAGAGTCTATGTTAATGGCGGTACTAACTAAAGAGGAATTGAGAAAGATTATTGAAGATGAATTAAACATAGGTTTAAACCTTACTCAAGTTCAACCTACACAATTATCAAAAAAATCCTTAGACGCTAACATGGATTCAATTATTTTGTCTAAATTTGCAATGATAGGATTGAGTGCTGATAAGTTTGAGTTTGCAAGTGATGAAGATGCACTTTTAAAATATATCATTGATAAGAATTTGAAAAAATTGGACATTAACCGAGCGAAAAAAGATTTAGATTTTGATGTTGAAAAAGCATTGCAAAAGTTAATTGAAAAGAACTTAGTAGGCGGTACTTTGGGAGGTTCACAAACTGCACCAAACTTTGATATTAAAGAAGTGGTAGAGCCTGAGACCTTAATTGAGTTTGAAACAAGATGGAAATATGCAGGAATTAAAGATAGTAAGAATAGAGATTTTTGTGCAAAGTTATTAGGGCAAGAAAGATTATATACTCGTGAGGAAATAGACAACTTAAACAATGACATGAAAGAATACAATACCGATGTATGGAAGTATAAAGGAGGTTGGTATCATAACCCTGATTTAGACCAAAACTTCCCACAATGCAGGCACCATTGGGCTCAAGTAATAGTAAGAAAAAAATAGTATGAGTTTAACACCACAATTTATAAGTATCGAGGTTATAAAAGACCAATCAGTAATCAATGAGAATGTAGATAGTAAACTATTGCAACCTACATTAATAATGGTTCAGGACATCTATTTAAAGCAAGTAATAGGTAAGGACTTGTACGCTGAGTTAATCACTCAGGTTAATGCTGAGAGTGTAACGGCATTAAATACTACCTTATTAACAGACTATATCCAACCTTACTTAATCAATAAAGTAGTTAGTGAGTTAGTAATAGATGTCAATTACAAGATTAAGAATAAAGCGTTAATGGTAGGCAGTTCAGACAATGGGCAACCATTAGACACTTCGGGTATGTCTATTATTCAAACTAAATATCGTAACATAGCAGAGAATTATAGAGTTAATTTAGTAGATTATTTATTAGATAATTATACAGATTATCCTTTATTTAAGTGTGTTAAAAATTATTCAGAAATCCCAAATATAAATGTAAACAATGCAAGACGAAAAAAAGGTAGATATTTATAAACTATCCGAGCAGGATTGTAAGAAGTACGGATTTAAAAAGAAGAACCTAATTAAAGTAATTGAGAGCAATGCAAAAGACAGCAAATCAAATAAAAAGTGAGTTTGAACTCTTAGCAAGTGGACACTATCAAATCCATTCTTTTCTTTATGCCCAAGAATTTGAACAACAAGCCTATGAAAATCTAATATATCCGTTAATGCTTGTCTATCCTTTAGGCGGTAGTCTATCAGGAACAAGCTATACAAGGAATTACAGAGTAGTAATAGCCGATAGAGTGCTTAAATCAGAGGGCAATGAGTTAGAAGTAGAGAGTGATACTCAATTAATAGCCTTAGATACCTTAGCTTATTGGATGAAGTTAGGCACAAATGAAAGATTTAGCATTACAAGTTCAAATACTATTACACCTTTTTGGGAGAAATGGGGCGATGAGGTAACGGGTCACTTTGTTGACATTGGTATTGAGGAGTTTTATGACTTCAATTCGTGTGCAATACCTTTAAGTTCAGCTATTCCAAGTCCAAGCAACCCTTGTAAAGATGCAAGAATACTAATTAATTCAGTTGTTTATGGCAATGCACCAAGTGATACTAACTTTAATGTAGTAGTTAAAGACCAATTAGGGGCATTAGTAGGTAGTTTAATTGGTGGTGAATGGATAGTAAATACAAGTGGCGGAAGTTGTCCTGATGCAAGTTATACCATTGAGGATAGTTTAGGCAATGTACTTTATACAGGCACAATACCAAGTGGTGGAACTTTAACACAAGCAATAGGCAATTCTACTTTAAATGTAAACAATAGCGCATCTACTTTAATAAGTAGTCGTTCTATCTTAGCACAAGGAACGGATAGCTACAATGTTGCGGATAGTGTAGCGGTCATTAAGGATAGTGCAGGAACGACTTTAAAAAGTGAAAACATATTAGCAACTGCAAGTGAAAATATAACTATTAATGACTCAGTCGCAGTTATAAAGGACTCAGCAAATAACACTTTAAAGAGTGAGAATATTTTAGCAGAGGCAACTGAAAATATAAGTATTTCAGACTCAGTTGCGGTTATTAAAAATTCAGTAGGTACTACTTTAAAGTCCGAAAACATATTAGCACAAGCCTCAGAGAATATTACAATAAGCGACTCAAGTGTAGAGAATAGCGATGCGACTTATTCAGTAGATGTACTTGCCGAGGGTTCGTTAGTTTTACCCGATTCACAAATAAATGTAAATAGTGTTGATAGTGGTGATGTAGTAAGTGTTAAAACTATTGATGTAAATTTAGAAGATAGTTTAGGTGCGCCCGTAGTCCCTACCTCAGTAGGATTAGTTGGTAATACTTTAACAATAGAAGTTCCAACAGGAGGAACTCCTATGGATGTAGATTTTAGTGCAGATAAATTAACTGCTGCGCCATTAGAAAATATAACATTTACAGACTTATCAGACCAAACACCAACTCATTGGAGTTGGCAATTTAGTGATGGCACAACATCAGTAGTGCAAAATCCTGTTAAATCATTTACAACTTTAGGCTTTAAAAATATTACTTTGATGGCAGGTAAAGTAGGTGCAGGGGGTGTTATAATAAAAAATAGTTTTATTGAAATAGCAGGAGATGCAGATGCAGAAGCATTTTTTGCAAGAGTTATTGCAGCAGGTGGAAGTTTAACATCAACGGAAGAAGGCGCTATAACTGCTTTAGTTCAACAATTAAAAGCAGATGGTATTTGGAACTCAATGAAAGCTATTTATCCAATGGTAGGGGCAAGTGCAGCAGCCTGTGCGCAAAATTTAAAAAGCTCAAGTTTTACAGGAAGTTTTACAAGTGGTTGGACTTTTGCAAGTACAGGTGTAACACCGAATGGAACAAGTGCTTTTTTTGATACAGGCTTAAATTTAAGTTCTAATTTAATTATTACATCTGCACATTATTCTTTTTATTCAAGAACAAACTTAATGGCAGGTATAGCATTTGGTTCAGATATGGGTGCAGATGGAATTTATAACGCATTATCTACAGCTAATTTAAGATTAAGAAATAATACACTTGGAGGTAATAAGTATTTTGGATTAGCTGAGGATAACGGAGTATCTATTGGCGGTACAACAAGTGCTTTAGGCTTAACTATTGGTAATCAATTCCCATTAAATACAAGAAAATATTTTCAAAATGGTTCATTATTAGCAACCTCAACTTCTGTTATCGGAGGTACTTTGCCAAATCAAAATGCAACAATAGGTAAGGCGCAAAGCAATACATTTGGAAAAAATGAATGTGCTTTTGCATCAATTGGCGATGGTTTAACAGACACTCAAGCATCTGATTTATACACAGCAGTACAAGCCTTTCAAACTACATTAACTAGAAATGTTTAGAAAATATGCAAGGATATAAATTAACAATAGAACAAAAAGAAAGCATACAAGGATTAGAGTATGCACCTTATCAATCATTTAATTGTGTTAAAGATTATAAAGATAATTGGTTTACATTTTTAACAGATGAAGATAAAACATTAATTGCAAAAACTGAATTTAATTGGTTGTTAGATTTGGAGTTGGTTGAGTTTTGGAGTGTTAATTATAAAGCACCACCATTAAGTCCTTATGCAGTTGTAATTCCTGAAATATATCAATGGGCATTCCCTGAAGATAAGTTTGTGTTAAGTGGATTTGAAATACCATTAGACACTCACAATAATGATAAGGTAGTAAATTTAGCTTATTTTATGTGGAGTGAATTTAGGGCAGAGTTAGACTCAGGAAATTACGAAGATTTAAAACGTGCCTTAATGCCTTTGTGGGATTATGTGGAGTTGCAAGTAATAAACAATAATTTAGTTATTTTATGATAGGTTTAATTTTATTTTTAGTATCAATATTTTTAGCAGGGGTTATTTACCCTATTGCGTTTACTTACTCAGTTGTTTTAACCCTTATTAAAAGTGGTTGGAATAGCTTAGATGAATATTTATTTAGGTGTGCTTTAGCAACCGACCAACATGCCAATAGTTTTTTAGCTAAGTTGTTTAATGATGTAATGATTAAAACAGGCGGTCATAAGTTTGGAAACCCTGATGAAACCATTAGTAGTGTACTAGGGAAAAATAAATTAATGGGTAAATTGTCATACTTTGGAAAATGTTTAGATTTTATATTACATTTGTTAGATAATAATCATAGTATAAAAAGCATAGAAGAAGATGAATAAATATATTAAGTTCCCTAAATGGTTACAAACATTGTTAATATTTATAAAATTAGACGATAGATATAGAAAATGATATTTGATTGGCAATTTTTATTCGACTCACTAAAGAAACAAGGCTTAATAGCTATATTGTTAGGGGCAGTTATTTATCTGCAATACAATGCTTATGAACGACTTAAAGATGAATTTAAATTAGAACAAAAAGAAATGAGATTAAAACTTGAAAAACAAATTGAAAATTTAGAAATTAAATTATTAAATTGCGAAAAGTCAAGGATAGAAGAATTATTAAGGAAAAACCCATGAATTACTTTATAAATGAAATAATAGATTTTTTAGCAAACTTAACATTTATGTTAGCAGTCATGGGGATTACATTCTTTGTGCTGACATTCTTTGTAGAGTGCTTATGTGCAGGAATACTTTTATACTTACTTAAACCATTAATTAAAAGAATATGATATTAGAATTAAACAGAAAAACAAGAACATCAAAGTCAACAATTGGCGAACTACTTATTAATGGGGAGTTCTTTTGCTATGTATTAGAGGACATGGACAGAGGCTTACATTCATCACTTAGTGTAACTGAAATTAGCCAACGCAAAGTATATGCTGAAACTGCAATACCCTCAGGAACTTACAAAGTAGTCATTACTTTTAGTCCAAGATTTAAAGAGTATATGCCTTTACTACTTAATGTTAAAGGATTTCAGGGTATTCGTATTCATTCAGGCAATACTGCATCTCATTCTGAGGGGTGCTTAATTTGTGGAATGACAACATCAAAAGACTTTGTAGGTCAATCTAAAATAGCTTATTCTAAGTTAATGGCTAAGTTAAAAAAGGTAGAAAAAACTGAGGAAATATTTATATCAATCAAATGAAACTAAATAAAAAAACAAAAATACTAGGCGTTCTGAATATAGTATATCTATGTGTAATTGCTATTGAAGAGAGTAAGGCAATAGAGATGTTTCCTTTTGAAGATAATATAAAGCAAACTATTAAGGGAATAATACTTGTATTAGTTGGTGTTCTTAACTTTGTTATTGCTCAATTAAAATTAAAATGAATATTTATTTAAAAACATTTATTAAGGCAGTTATCCTTATAAGTTTTATTGCATTAATACTTTCGTCTTGTAGCGTACAAAAAAAGTGCGAAAGGGTAAGTAGTAGGGCAATAGCTTTAAAGTGCTTTAAAAACGATACTATACGCTTTTACGATACTACTTTTGGCTATGTGTACGATACTTTCGTACAATTCAAAACTAATAATGAATTTGACACCTTATTTGTAGATAGTGGAGGGGTTAAAGTAAAGACGATTATTAGATGGAAAACTAAGGAACTTTGGCAGACAATAACTAAGGACACGATAATAAAAGAATTTTACAGAGTTAATAAGGTCATTACTAAAAAAGAAATCCCTCAATGGACTAAGTGGATTTGGTTTGCTTTCGTGATGATTTTAGTAGGTATTTATATCTCATTCAAAAAATAAATAAAAAAAGTGTGGAAATGTAAAAAGTTTAATTAACTTTGCAAACGATTTAATTAAACGCCAAGCAAGAAAAATAAACCTCAGTAGAAATATTGAGGTTTTTTTTTAAAAAAAGTTTGGTAATTTAAAAACTTTAATTATCTTTGCAAACGATTAGATGTATCACTCCAACTGAACTCTAATTTATAACATGAGATACAATCAAAAAAAAGAAATTTATTGCCCTTGTAGAAGATTAGAATGTGGATTATCTCAGTCCGTTGGAACATTTGAAATTTTACAAGGGTTTTATATTTTTAAATGATTGGAATTTATAAAATAACATCGCCCTCAAATAAAGTTTACATTGGACAAAGTGTAAATATACAAAAAAGGTTTAGAGATTATAAGTCTTTAAAACGTAGTATTAAACAACAGCCAAAATTATACAATTCATTTGTAAAGTATGGTGTTGATAATCATTTATTTGAAATACTTTCGGAATGTACCAAAGAAGAATTGAATATATTAGAAAGATATTTTCAAGATATGTATAATGCTATAAGCAGAAAAGGTTTAAATTGCAGATTAACAGGTTATGCTGATAGATGTGGAGAGTTTTCTGTAGAATATAAACAAAAGTTTACAGGTTCGGGCAATCCCTTTTATGGTAAAAAACATACTGAGGAATCAAGATTAAAGATAAGTAAATCAAACACGGGTAAAAAAAGACCTGAACATTCAAAGGCTCTGTCAGGTGCTAACCATTTTTTTTATGGTAAAAAAAGACCTGAATGTAGTGGAATAAATAATGTAAACTCAAAAAAAGTAATAAATATTAATACTTTAAAAGTATTTAATAGTATCATTGAGGCATACAATGAATATAGTATAAATAATAAAATGCCTTATCCAACATTTAAGTCTAAGTTAAATTTAAAGACTGCAACAAAAAAAGATTTACATTTTATGAAAATAGAAGATTATAATAAAATTAAAAATATATGATAGGGTTTATTCAATTACACAGAAAATTATTAGAGTGGGAATGGTATCACGATGTCAACACTTTTAAACTATTTTTGCACTTATTAATTAAAGCTAACTTTGAAAATAAGAAATGGCAAGGTATAGAAATTAAGAGAGGTCAGTTAGTTACAAGTATAAAACACTTATCAATAGAATCAGGACTTACAGAAAAACAAGTTAGAACATCATTAGATAAGTTAATAAAAACTAAAGAAGTGGGCAAACAATCGACAAGCCAAAACACTACTCTCACAATACTTTCATACGATTTGTATCAATCAGAGGGCAAACCAAAGGCAAACGATGGGCAAGGTAAAGGCAAACAAAGGGCAAACAAAGGGCAACAACTAAATAATGATAATAAAGATAATAATGTAAATAAAGATAATAATATAGATGAACGCAAATTAAAATTTGCTGACACACTCAAACCTTTTTTACAAACTTATGGTAAAGATTTTTTAAATGAGTTTTTTAAGTATTGGACTGAACCAAACAAGTCCAATACGAAATTCAAACAAGAACTTGAAACTACTTGGAGTTTAGAACGTAGGTTAGAAACATGGGCAAAGAATGATAAAACTTTTAATAAAGATAAACAAGCAACAACAATTAACAATTATAAACAATTATGAATTTAGGAATTACACCACCAAGTGCTATTGACTTTGAAGAGGCTATTATAGGTTCTTTAATGCTAGACAAACATTGTATTGACAAATGTAGTGATTTAACACCTCAGATGTTTTACAAAGAAGAACACAAACTAATCTATCAAAACATCGTTCAACTATTAAATGAAAATAAACCTATTGACTTTTTGTCAATATCACAATCACTTAAAGAAAACGGACAAATTGAAAAGATAGGAGGAGTTGCTAAGTTAGCATACATCACATCAAGAATACAATCGTCAGCAAATATTGAATATCAAAAGTCAATATTAATACAAAAGTTTATTCAGAGAGAAACTATGATGGTATGCTCAGAGGCTATGCAAAGAATTTGGAATGAGGGCATAGACCCATTTAAGGAGAAAGATTTAATCATTAAAAAGTTAGAAGATTTAAACGCTGCTAAAAGTACATCATTTAAAAAGTTAGATTACATAGTAGATGAAACAATGACATTGTTAGAAAAGATACAAGGTCAAGATACAAACATTACAGGAATAGACACAGGTTATTTAAGACTAAATAATAATTTAAACGGGTGGCAAAACTCAGACTTAGTAATAATAGGTGCAAGACCTGCAACGGGTAAGACTGCATTTTGTTTAAACCTTGTTACAAACATCATCAGGCAAAATATACCTTGTGCGGTATTTTCCCTTGAGATGTCATCAAAACAATTAGTAGATAGATTGATAAGCAATGTAACTAATATTGAGGCATACAGGCTTAAAAGTGGTGATTTAGATGAAAGCCATTGGACTTCATTGCATACACAAAAGTGGACTTACCCATTATACATAGACGATACTGCAAGTTTAAACATATTAGACTTTAAGGCAAGGGCAAGACGAATGGTTAAGGATTTAGGAGTTAAGTTTATCGTAGTCGATTACTTACAATTAATGACTACTTACGATACAGGAAATAGGGAACAACAATTAGGTTCAATAAGTAGAGGTTTAAAGGCAACTGCTAAAGAATTAAATGTACCTATTATATCTTTGGCTCAGTTAAGTAGAGATGTAGAGAAAAGTAATAGATTACCTATGCTAAGTGATTTAAGAGAGTCAGGTTCAATAGAACAAGATGCTGACATCGTAATGTTTTTACACAATAATACAGACCCTATGGAACAAATAGTAGATGTATCATTGGTAATAGCAAAACACAGGGCAGGTCAAGTGGGAATAATTGACTATGAATTTCAAAAAGGTTTTCAAAGGTTTGTAGAAAAAATAAAATACTAATATGCTAATAGATTTAATTAAAAAAGAACTGCCTGAATACAATATAAAGGTAGAAAACAACCTAATCTTTGTATTTAAAGACGGAAAAGCCACTCACTATGACTACAATTATCTTAATTATTTGTTTGAAAGTGGGCAATTAACTGAGGAAAATATAAAATTTATGTTACTATTAATCAATAAGTTACCTTAAAAATAAAAATAATTTAAAAAATAATTTTTTTATATTAAAATAACTATTATCTTTGCTCTATGAATAACGAATTAAAACAACATTGGGAAAAAAGACTTTTAAAGTTGCAAACCAAAAACAGACAAAACCAAAGATTTGACATTGGCTCAGGACACACTGACATCCAATTCAGACTTACACAATTAGCAATTAAATTTAAGATTTAACAATATGCAACAAACAATCCAACTACTCGACAAGGCTTTAGTAAAAGCAAACAATGACCTCAACAATCAAGAAATGGAGGTAAACTACACACCCGACTTCTTAATCGAGTTACTAACAGAACTTAAAGAAACCTTAACACCTAAAGCAAAAGTAGATGTGTACGAAATTCGCAGAGAGTATTCTAACAATATCCACGAATGGGGTTACTACATCTACAAGAATAACAACTATATTTCAATGGCGTTTAGTATTGAGTTAGCTCAGCATAAGTTAGAAGAGATTAAGAAAAACACTAAAGTAGAAGTAATACACAGAGAGGAGGTAATCAGTGAATAAGTTAGCTAAAGCAATTAATCAGATTAAGCCTATTACTAAAGATAGTGTTAATCCTCATTTTAAAAACAAATACTTTGACATTAACTCACTATTGTATGATGTTAAGCCAATCCTATCAGAAAATGGATTGATGCTCTTACAACCGATAAGAGAGGGCAAAGTGATAAGCCAAATCATAGACATTGAAACAGGCAAAGTAATTGCAGAAAGTGAATTGGAGTTGACCGCAAATTTAAACGCACAGCAAAAAGGTTCTGAGATAACTTATTTTAGACGATATACTTTGCAATCATTGTTAGGACTTGAGG